GGTTGGTCTTGGGTAGATCCTCAAAAAGAAGCAATGGCAATAGCTGTTCAATTAAATAATGGAATGGCAACGATGCAGGATGCTTTGAATCACTATGGAAGGGATGTTCAAGATCATTTTGACCAACTCAATAGAGAATCACAAATGGCGGAAGATGCAAATATTAAGATTGCCTTCCAACCATTCGGTGGAGGTCAAAGTGCATTTGGTTCATCAAAAATAGATCCAACACTAATAGAAGAATCACAAGATACGGATTCGGAAGGATAAGAACATGACTGAAGATATGAGAGTCGATGAGGTAACAGTTGTTGGAGGAAGGTATAATCAAGAAGTTAAAGAAGAACCTTCTAAAGATAAAGAAGTTACTGAGAAGAAATTCAGACACGCCACTATAGATGTAAGACAGATTGAAAAAGAAAGTCGTAGGATACGACTAGCATTTTCATCAGAAGAACCTGTAGAACGTGAATTTGGATATGAGGTTTTATCACATAATAATGATGCGATAGAATTAGACTGGTTACGAAGTGGAACTGCTCCACTTCTACTCGACCATGATCCTCGCAAACAAATTGGAGTAATCGAGGGTGTTCAGGTCGGTGCAGATAAGGTTGCAAGAGCTAATGTTCGTTTTGGAAAATCAAACTCAGCTAATGAAATCTTTGACGATATTCAAGATGGAATACGAAGTAATGTTTCCGTTGGCTATCGTATAAATGAATTGCACAAGAGAGAAAAGTTGGAAGGCGATAACGGTTTGGATACTTATGTTGCTGAAAAATGGACTCCTTTAGAACTAAGCATTGTTTCTATTCCTGCTGATCAATCAGTAGGCGTTGGGCGAAGCTTAGAAACTCCATTAACTCAAAGTCAGAAGGAGAAAACTATGACTGAAGAAGTAAAGACTGAAGAAATAAAAACTGAAGTCAAAAAAGAAAAAGAAGCTCCTCAAGTTAATGTAAGGGAAATCCAAACAGAAGCTAGAGAAGCTGAAATAAAGAGAATAAGAGAAATTCAAGCTCTTGGTTCTCAACATAATCTTCAAGAAGTTGCTGATAAAGCACTTGAAGATGGAACTCCATTAGATCAATTCCGAGGAATTGTATTAGAAGAAGTTTCAAAAAAGACTAATGAACAAGTATTCAAACTTCCTTCAGAAGTTGGAATAAATGAAGAAAAAAGAGTATACTCATTTATGAAAGCTATTCGTGCATCAGCAACAGGTGATTGGCGAGAAGCTGGATATGAAAGAGAAATCTCAGACGAAATAGCAAGAAAAACTGGCAAAGATGCTAGAGGTTTTTATGCTCCATCCGATATTGCATGGACTAGAGACCAAACAGCAGGAACAGACTCACAAGGTGGATACCTTGTTGGCACTGTTCACCGTGGTGATATGTTCATTGAAGCTTTATATGGCAGAAGTGTTGTATTAGCTAACGGTGCTGTTCAAATGCAAGGACTTGTTGGTAATATTGCTATTCCGAGACTTTCAACAAGTGCATCAAACGTAGCATTTGTAGCAGAAGGTTCAGCACCAACTGAAGGTGCAGAAGTTTTTGCACAAGTCAGTTTGAGTCCTAAAACTTGTGCTGGTTACATTGATTTCACAAGGAAATTAATGTTGCAATCTGATCCAAGTATAGAGCAAGTGATAAGAAATGACTTTATTTCTACCTTTGCTTCAAAACTTGATACTGTATTCCTAGAAGGTGGCGGAAGTAATGAACCCACTGGCATAGGACAAACATCAGGTATTGGTGATGTTGCTATGGGAACTAATGGCGGTGCTATAACTTATGCAGCATTAGTTGACCTTGATTCTGAAATCACACAAGACAACGCAGGCACAGATGACATGATTTGTGTTACTACTCCTCAAGTTGTAGGTGAAATGAGACAAACACCAAAACAAGCATCTGGTGTGGAAGGCAATTTCATTCTTAACAATGATGAGTTAGTTGTTGGTCATAGAGTTGTAAGCTCATCAAATATGCCTTCAAATCTAACTAAAGGATCAACATCAGGTACATGTCATGCAGTCCTAATTGGTTCTATGAGTCAAGCACTCGTAGGATTTTGGAGTGGTTTAGACGTAGTAGTTGACTCCTCTAGTTTAGCAACAAGTGGTGGCACAAGATTAGCAGGATTTTTTGATACGGATTTTGCTGTTCGTCATGCTCAATCATTTGCTGAAATCAGAGATGTAACAATTGCTTAAACTTTAACCTAGATGAAAGATAGAGGGCATTAATTTGTCCTCTATCCTTCGAAGGAATTTATTATGAAAATTGAAATTATTAAAAGAACACACGTTAGAGGTGTTCCACACAATGAAGGCTCTTTAATTGAAGTGTCAACATTAGAAGCAAAGCAATTTGCATCATCAGGTCACGCAAAAATAGTTGAAAGCAATAGAGCTATTGGTATTAATGATTCAGAAGAACCCACGAAAAGAAAGAAAAAGGGTTGGCGTAAGAAGTAGTGGCTAATTTTGAAAGTTCAACTGATTTATCTAATTTCTTTGATACAGATGATTTTGCAGTAGAAGCAACTTATACCGTTCAAGGTGGGAGTGCTGCTACTATAAAAGGTGTTTTTGATAAGGATTTTATAGAAGTAGACGCAGGTGGAGAAGTTGAACTTGCTTCAACAGATCCACGTTTCTTTTGTAAAACAAGTGATGTATCGAGTGCATCAAATGGAGACACTATAGTTATTGATTCTGTTACTTACAAAACGAGACTGGTTGAACCGAATGGTACAGGTGTAACGGTAATGGTATTGGAAAAACAATAGATGGCTCACGTAAGAGAAACAATTAGGTCAAATATTGTAACAGTATTAACTGGGTTGACGACTACTGGAAGCAATGTGTTTGAAAGTCGTCATTATCCTTTAGAAACTGGAAATTTGCCTGCTCTTTGTATCTACACATTAACTGAAGAAACAGAGTATGCAACGATGACTATTCCAAGAACACAATTAAGAACACTGAATGTTGCAGTAGAAGCTTATGTTCAGGCAACCAGTTCAATAGATAACACAATTGATACGATAGCAGTTCAGGTAGAAGAAGCTTTGGATGCCGATCTAACGAGAGGTGGAAATGCTAAAGACACACAAGTAACCGGAGTGGACATTGATTACTCTACCGAAGGCGATCAACCACTTGGAATAGCAAAGTTTAATGTCGTTGTTCTTTATGAAACATTAGAGAACGATGTTGAAACAGCAGTCTAGGAGAAGCAAATGGCTAAAAGAGTAAAAGTTTATAATTCATCAGGAGATGAAATCGAAATTTGGGAAGATTTACTTCCTAAATATATCAAGAATGGTTGGAGTGAGAAATCTTCCAATGATTCTAAACCTAAACCTAAAACAAATAAATATATTCAGAAGGAGAATAAATAAATGGCAAATCATGCAGGAAGTGAAGGCACAGTAAAAGTAGGTTCTAATGCTGTGGCTGAAATCCGTTCATTTAATGTAGATGAAGCAGGAGACACTATAGAAGATACAACAATGGGAGATACTGTAAGAACGTATCTCGCAGGTCTTAAAACATGGACTGGAACAGTTGACTGTTATTGGGATGAAACAGATACATCAGGGCAAGGTGCTTTGGATGTTGGTTCGTCAGTAACTATAAACTGGTATCCAGAAGGAGCTGTAAGTGCTGATACTTACTTTACTGGAACTGCAATAATTACAAGTAAAGGTATAGCTTCAACATTTGATGGAATGGTAGAAGCTTCTTATGGAGTTCAAGGCACTGGTGCATTAACTGAATCAACTGTTTAATAATTTATGACTGAAATAGGTGATCGTATTCGTGAGCTGAGAAAAGATGACCACATCAAGATCGAAGTTAACGAATGGGGTACGAAAGGAAAGCCACTTGTATTTTATTCGGGTTCTTTAAGATGCAACGAATTAAATAAACTTCAAAGAAAGCATAAGAACTTTTTATCAGAAATGACGACAGGTAATCCAAGTATGGAAGCAGTGGTTGATTTGATAATAATTAAAGCAGTAGATGAAGATAATAAACCTATCTTTGACGTTAGTGATAAACCAGTTCTATTAAGAGAAAAAGTAAACGTATTAATGGATGTTATTAGCAAAATGTTTTCAAGCTTAACATCTATTGAGGAACTGGAAAAAAACTAACTACCGATCTGTTAAGACTAAATCTGATCCATTTAGCAGATCGGCTAGGAAAAACCATAGAAGAAATAGAAGAAATCACACTCGAAGAATTTAACGAGTGGATGGCTTATTTTAGATTGAAGGAAAAACAACATGGCAATGAAACAAGAAGCAAAAATAGTCTTAAAAGCTCAAGATAAAACTAAGCTTGCTTTTAAATCTGTTAATAGAGGTTTCGGTAGGATGCGTAAAGCTATGGGTGGTATTTCTAAACTATTACCTGCTCTTGCTGTTGGTTTTAGTGCTGTTGCTTTTGTAAACTTTACTAAAAATGCTTTTAAGACTGCTGACGCATTAGGTAAGACTGCTGATAAAATAGGATTAACAACTAAATCATTACAAGAACTAAGATTTGGTGCTTCTCAGTCAGGGGTTAAAGTCGAAACCCTAGATATGGCTATGCAAAGATTTTCTCGTAGACTTGGTGAAGCTCAAAGAGGAACAGGTGAATTAACAGGAACTTTGTTAGAATATGGCATAGCTGTAAAAAATGTTGATGGTTCTAGTCGTAGTGTTGATGAAGTATTAAGTGATGTAGCTAATACTATTATGAACGCAGAGAGTAGTACAGAACGATTAAGGATTGCTTTTAAAGCATTTGACTCAGAGGGTGCAGCACTCGTCAATATGTTGAAAGGTGGTGCTTTAGGACTTCAATTATTTAGAGACCAAGCTAACGAATTAGGAATAGTAATGGAAGATCACTTAATTCGTAATGCAGAAGAAACTGGCAACAAGTTTGACATATTAACAAAAGTGATGGGAATAAGATTTCAATCTATGCTTATTGAATTAGCACCTTTAATAGACAAAGTAGCAAAAGCTTTAATTGATTTATTTAAACCTGCAAAAGTAACGATGGAAGAATTGCTCCAAGTATCTGACACACTTACTGATCGGTTAGCAGCAAATTGGGAGGAGATACAAAAAGCGACAAAGGCATACGGTAAAGACAGCGATGCTGTTAAAGATTTAACAAAGCACCATAAAGGGTTGCAAGAACAATTAAGAAAGGTTGTTTATAATATAAAAGTATTAAAAGGAGAAATTGTAGATCTTGGTGAGGTAACTGCTACAGGTACAACAGAAATTAAAGATTATAAAGTTCAATTTGATGCACATTTAGAATCGTACAAAGATGTTAAACCTATTAGAGATTTTAAAGATGAGTTTACGAACTTAAATAAGGTATTAGCAAACCAAACTGTTTCAGCTATGAAAAAAGTTGAGGATTCTATAATAGCTATTACATGGGGTACTAAAACAGCTAAAGAAGCTTTTCGAGATATGGCTATTTCTATTCTTCAAGATATACAAAGAATAGCAATGAGAGAAGCTACATCAGGTATAGCTCAAGCAGGATTTGGTTTTCTTAAAAGTCTAGGTAGTAATTTATTTGGAGGATTCGGGGGGAGTCCCAGTATAGGTGGTGGTCACGATTTTGTTCTACAAGGGATGCAAGGTGGTGGTCATGTCAATAAAAATCAACCGTATATGGTTGGTGAAAGAGGTGCTGAATTATTTGTACCACAAACATCAGGTGAAATTGTTCCTCATGGAGCAGGTGGAGTAACCATTCAAAATATTATCAATGTTTCAACAGGTGTAAGTCAAACAGTAAGAGCTGAGGTTGCTTCGTTGATGCCACAAATTAGTGCCATGACTACTCAAGCAGTTGCGGATGCTAGGGCAAGAGGAGCAATAAGTTAATGGTTTTATTTTATGCAATTATTTATGTGTGTTTAGCATCATGTTCAACTGATGGAGACAGGCAAGCTTTCATCTATAAAGAACCAGTCGCTTATGAACAATGTGTTGTTACAACGGAAGAAATGAAAGTTGCTTTACGTTCTAAATATTCTGAATTAATACATCGACCACTAAGCTCATTATGTGTTCGTGAAGATCTTCTAAAGAATAAAGATAAGTATCGGATTTTCTGATGGCGATAACATATCCATTATTACTTCCGGCTGTAAAAGATATTAAAACTATTAATTTTCGTTCTGTTAATACTGTTGGTATATCAACGAGTCCTTTTACTTATGCTCAACAGGTGTATCAATATACAGGCCAAAAGTGGGAAGCAGAAGTTACTTTACCTTCAATGAAGCGTGCAAATGCCGAAGAATGGATTAGTTTTTTAGTTAAATTAAAAGGGAAATACGGAACTTTCCTAATGGGTGATCCTAATGGAGAAACACCAAGAGGAAGTGCAAGTTCTACTCCTGGAACACCAGTAGTAAATGGTGCAAGTCAAACTGGGTCAAGTTTAGCGATTGATGGTTTGCCTGCTTCTGCAACTGGATATTTAAAAGTGGGAGATTATATTTCTTTAGGTAGTGGAACTTCAACTCGATTATATAAAGTTTTAGATGATGCAGATAGTAATAGTTCAGGAGAAGTAACTCTTGAAATATTTCCTGATTTAAGAGTTTCACCTGCTGATGGTGATGCGGTAACTGTATCCTCTGCTAAAGGAACTTGGCGTTTAAATTCAAACGAAACACAATGGAGTATAGATGTCATTGCTGTCTATGGTTTAACTTTTGCTTGTGAGGAAGCATTATGAGTAGGGGTGTAACAGCAGCCTTAAATACGCAGTTAACAAGTTCATCTTTACAACCTTTTTTAGCGGTTAGAATGGCGTTTCAAACTGGTGATTTACGTTTATGGACTGGATATAATGATATAACGATTGATGGAGATACTTATACAGGTTCGGGAACACTTATGTCTATTTCTCCTGCGGAAGAAACAGCAGCAGTAGAAGCTAAAGGTGCGAGTATTATGTTAAGTGGTATCCCAACTGATGTTGTGAGTCTTGCATTAAGTCAAAACTATCAAAATAGACGGTGCATTATTTATTTTGGATGTTTATCCAGTGGAGCAGTAGTTGCAGATCCGTATCCGATATTTACTGGTTCAATGGATGTTATGACGATTGATGAAGGATCGGAAACTGTAAGTATAGGTCTATCTGTTGAAAGTCGTTTAATTGATTTAGAACGTGCAAGAAACAGACGTTATACATCCGAAGATCAGAAACAAATATACCCGAATGATTTAGGTTTAGATTTTGTTGTGGATTTACAGGATATGCCTATTGCTTGGGGTCGAAGTACGTCAAGTGATGCCTAATGAACTGGACAGAGTTTGAATGTATTATAGATGAGTCTCGCACTAGAGATTTTCAATGGGGTAATCATGATTGTATGCAGTTTGTTAACCGCATATATAAAACATTAAAAGGGCAAGTTCTTTGTCCTGAAGCTGAGAAAAGATATTCAACTGCTTTTGGTGCAAGAAAAGCATTATTAGAAGAAGTAAATGGTGATTACAAGTTGCTGATAGATAGGTATTTGGAACGTGTAGATCCTAAATTAGCAAGAAAAGGTGATGTGGTTATGTTTGATACTAGAGGAGATGGAGACGCTGTTGGGATTTGTTTAGGAAGCCAGTTTTGTTGTGTTACTTCTGTCGGATTATCTTATTTACCAATGAGTTTAGCTCTATTGGCATGGAAGGTTTTATAAGATGCCACAATTAATTCCAGTGGTTATTGCTACCGCAGCATCTACAATAGGTGCTTATTTCATGGGTACAACAATCACGACTGCTTTTGTAATAAAAACTTTTGCAATAAATGCTGTGATGTCAGCAGCTTCAAAAGCATTAGCTCCAAAACCAAAAAAACTTGATACTCCAAGTTTTACGCAACGAGCAAGTGGTCGTATTTTAAATATACGTCAACCAATTATGTCAAGACAATTAGTCTATGGTGAAGTAAAAACAGGTGGTTCTGTTGTTTTTATGGAAGCAACTGATGACAACCAATATATGCACATCATCTATGCAGTTGCAGGTCATGAAGTTAATGCTATTGGTGATGTATATTTTGATGATCAAGTTGTTCCTATTGATGGATCAAACGAAGCTACAGGTACATTTGCAGGATATGCAAGAATAAAGAAACATTTAGGTTCAACAACACAAATTGCTGATGATGACTTGGTGGCGGAGAGTGATGGTAAATGGACTTCAGCTCATCGGTTGAGAGGAATAGCTTATTTATATGTTCGTTTAAATTTTAATAATGATCTGTATCCTAATGGAATACCTAATATATCTTGTATTGTTGAAGGTAAAAAGATTTATGATCCAAGAACTTCAACTACAGCGTATTCTACAAATTCAGCTTTAATAATAAATGATTATTTAAAAGATACTTTTTTTGGATTGGGTTGTAGTGATCTTGAAGTAAACGACACACTAATTCAAAGTTGTGCTAACTCTTGCGATGAAGATGTAACATTAGCAGCAGGTGGTACAGAAGATAGATATACAGCTTCGGGAATAATAGATAGTGATCTAACACCAAAAAATATTATTGAGGAATTAATATCAAGTTGTGGTGGAACATTATCCTATTCAGGTGGAAAATTTAATCTTAAAGTTGCTGTTTACAGTACGCCTTCTGTAACTCTCACCGAGGAAGATATAGCAGGTGGGATACAAGTAAACACTAAAACTTCTCGTAGAGATCAATTTAATGCAGTCAAGGGTGTGTTTACCGGTGAAGAAACAAATTGGATTCCTACTGATTATCCAATGATTCAAAGTACAACATTTAAAGAAGAAGATAATAATGAAGAAATATTTGTTGATATGCCATTGCCATTTACAAGTTCCAATGCGGCTGCTCAACGATTAGCTAAAATAGCTTTATACCGTTCAAGACAACAAATAAGTGCAATGATACCTTGTAATCTTAATGCTTTTCAGCTTGCAATAGGTGATACGGTTCAAATAACAAATACAAGACTTGGTTGGACTGCTAAAACATTTGAAGTAGCAGGGTGGAATTGTAATATCGGAACAGAAACGAGTGAAGTTATTCTTGATGTAAGAGAAATATCTTCAAGTGTTTATGATTGGGATGCAGAAGAAACCGCATTTGTTAAGGATAATACAAATCTACCTAATCCACTTTTAGTAACAGCTCCAAGTGTTCCAACTGTTACAGAGAGTTTATATATTACTAGGGATGGTGCAGGGGTAAAAGCAAAAGCAGTTTTAACGTGGGTCGTGAGTCCTGATGCGTTTGTTGAAGAATATGAAGCAGAATATAAGCTTAATACAGATACTAATTATACTTCACTAGCAAGAACAACTTCTAATACTATTGAAATATTTGATATTGCAAGTGGGGTATATAATTTTAGAGTTAGAGCCATTTCAACTTTAGGGGTTCGTTCAAGTTTTACCACTCGCACACAAGAAATCTTCGGTTTAGGAACAGCACCAAGTGCTATAGCAAATTTAAGCATAGAAAGTTTAGGTGGTATAGCGATCTTAAACTGGGATCAAGTTACCGATTTAGATGTTAAAATAGGTGGAAAGGTTCGCTTTAGACATTCTCCTGCAACAAGTGGTGCTGCATGGAACGCTTCTATTAATATAGGTGAAGCAGTAGCAGGAACAGCAACTCAAGTGGCTCTCCCGTTATTATCGGGTTCGTATTTAGCAAAAGCAGTAGATAGTAGTGGAATTGCTTCAGATGCAGCTACTATTGTTACTACTGAGGGTGCAACTGTTTTAGCATTTGGAAACACTTCAACTATTACGGAAAGTCCAAGTTTTAGTGGTACTAAAACAGATGTCATGGTGACAGACGATGATAAACTACAACTCGATGGAAGTGGATTACTTGATAGTGTTACAGATTTTGATGCAATTACTGATTTTGATTTTATAGGTGGAATTGATGAAGAAGGCACTTATGTTTTTGCTTCGGGAATTGACAAAGGCTCACAAACAAGAGTTCGACTTACCTCAAATGTGGTCGCAAATGTAATTAATCAGTTAGACCAGATTGATTCAAGAGGAACAAATATTGATACTTGGGAATCATTTGACGGTACTGCAACTGCAAACGCTAATGCAGTTCCTTACTATAGAAATACAAATGATGATCCAAGTTCGTCACCAACGTGGTCAGATTGGAAACCCTTTATGGCTACAGAAGAAAATGCAAGAGGGTTTCAATTTAAGTTGGTTTTATCCAGTTCGGATGAAGCTTATAACATTCAAATTTCAACATTAGCGTGTTCAGCATCGGAGATAGTATAAATGGCACAACATGATTACAATATAGCAAATGCTGATGGTGCAACAGTTCGTTCAGATTTAAACAACGTGCTATCAGCAATACAATCAAATAATTCAGGATCGGGTGATCCTTCTTCACTTGTAGCGGGAATGTTTTATTACGATTCAGGTGATAATATTTTTAAGATAATAGCTACAAACGGAAGCACGATAACGAATTTATTTACTTTAAGTGCATCAGGAAACACCAATGTTGCTACCGATATAGCAAGTGAGTTTACAACAACTCAAAACTTTAACGCTACAACATTAACGGATGCAGCAACAGTTGCTTGGGATGCAAGTATAAACCAAGTTACGCAAGTGACTTTAGGTGGAGACAGAGCTTTTGGCGCACCTACTAATCAAGTAGACGGTGCATGTTATGCTTTAAGAGTCGTGCAAGATGGAACAGGTTCAAGAATACCAACATGGAACACTGTTTTTAAATGGTCTAGTGCGACAGCACCAACTCTAACAACAACAGCATCAGCAATAGACATATTCGTGTTCCTTTCAAATGGAACAAATATGTATGAAATTGGTCGTTCATTAAACGTAGGATAATAACATGAGTTCATTATTAGGATTAGGTGGAAATATACCATCGGCTGCTGCTGCTGGTTTTTATACACATCAGATTGCCAATAGTTGTAGATTTGATGTAGGATCAAGTTCTAATTTATCTTTAGCTAGTGCTAGTACTAGTGGTAATAATGATTATTGGACTTTTAGTTTTTGGTGGAAATCAAATCCTATATCAACTGACCAAACTTTTTTAGGAGCAGGTGATGGTACTGGTAATAGTGATAATTATTTAGAATTAAGATTAAGAACTACTACTGATAATACAATAAGAAGTGCTTCTACAGATGCAAATGTTTTTACTACAACTGCTATGTTTAGAGATCCATCTGCATGGTCACATGGATTATGGAATAATAATAATGGTACATCTACTTTCTATATAAATGGTACTCAAGTAGCAACTGGTTCTTTAGATGGAGGAGCTGGCTCTGCAATCAATTCTAAAGATATGACTATAGGAAAATACACATTAGGTACTAGTCAATATTATGGTGGATATTTAGCAGAAGTAATGATGGTAAGTGCAGATTCATCAGCAGCAGTATTAACACCTACTTCTTTTACGGAAACTAAAAATGGTGTGTTTATACCAAAAGATATAAGTGGTTTATCTAATCAAGATTTTTATTTAAAGTTTGAAAATTCAGCAGACCTTGGAAATGATTCAAGTGGTAACAACAGAGACTGGACTTCTAATGGATTAGCAGCAGAAGATCAAATGCTGGACTCTCCAACTTTTGATAGTGATACTAATGGTGGTAATTTTGCTACTCTTAATCCTTTAGTTGCAATAAGTGGAGTAACATTTAGTGAAGGTAATTTAAAAGAAGCAGATGATAATAGTGGTTGGCAAGCAATGTGGTCTACTATGGCTGTCCCTTCTGGTAAATATTATTTTGAAGCAGAATATACAACTAGTGCTAGAGATAGAGGATATATAGGAGTAGCACAATCTATAGATTTAGCTACATATCAAGATAGTTATTATGCAGGGCAAACAAATAATTCAGCAGGATGGTATAGTGCTA